TTACTGTGTCTTTTCTGGTTTATACACGCACCATGGGTCTTCTGTTAGGTAGTCACCGTTCAGTTCGGTTGGTTCGTGAAGGTCACCGCAATAATCTATGAAGTCGCTTGAGAGCCCGTAAGCACGGGCGCGGCAGCCTCCGCATAGCGTTTTGTAGTCGCAGGCGCCGCATTTGCCTTTCAGAGAGTCCGGGTTCCGGAGCGCCTTGAAGACTGGCGAGTTAAACCAGATTTCTTTGAAGCTCTGTTCTCGGATGTTTCCAAGCTTCACTGGCAAGTAGGGGCAGGGGGTTACGTCTCCGTTGGGGTAGATGCGGCAGTAATTTAAGCCGGCCATGCAGCCGCGAATCCACTGTCTCATGTCCAAACCCATGCCCTTGGCGATGCGCATAAACTGGGGGGCGCAGGAAGGTTTAACATTCAACTTGTGCTTGGAGACTTTTGCAAATGTGTTGGTTATCATGTCTTCGTATTTTTGGGGTGAGATGTCGGTTAGTTTGGTGCCGCGGCCTGTTGGGACAAGGAAGAACAGGTGGAAGTTTTCTACGCCAATTCCCTCCGCCAGTGACATGATATCGTCTATTTGGTTGTAATTCTGCTGGGTTAAGGTGGTGTTCACTTGGACGAGCACGTCGTTTTTTCTCAGCGTTTTGCATGCGTTGACGGCTTTTTCCCATGCGCCTGTGACGCCTCTGAACTCGTCGTGCTGCGCTGGAATGTGCGAATCTAAACTGATTGACACAGTAGTTATGCCCGCTGCTTTCAGTTTGCGTGCTACAGCGTCGTCGATGAAGCTGCCGTTGCTTCCTAACCCCATCTTCAAACCGACGGATGAACCATACTGTATGAGTTCATAGATGTCTGGGCGCAATAGTGGTTCGCCGCCGCTTAGGATAAGCAGTGGGCTGCTTACCTGACGGATTTGGTCCATGAGGTTTTTGCCTTCCTGAGTGGTTAACTCGCTGGTAAGTTTCTTGTCTGTGGCGTTGATGTAGCAGTGGCTGCATTTCATGTTACATTCGCGGGTAACATTCCAAGACATTACCAGTGGAACGTACCGTTCAGACTGTTTATCGGCGACTGGTGAATAGGCCAGTTTGAGGTAGTATTCGCATTTGTCATTGGTTGCTATGAGTTTTTGTTGCCAAAGTGTAAATGGGAACGGCAGGACTGTGTCGAGCATGGCTTTGGCGTGGGCAAAACAGAAATGTTGGCAGAATAGAGTTGAAACCTTGAAGTCTACGCCGTACTTTTCTGCGGCGTACTGGTGGCTTCCATAGATGGGGCAATTAAGGAATTCCATTTTGCCGTCGAGGGTTTCGTTGCTCATGGTCATGTTGATGAAGTGGTCGCTAAGCATGACCGACTGCAGTTTCCCCCGCGGCATTCCAACCTTAAGTGTCACGTCGAGGGCGATGTTGACGGTTTCTTGACCGAATTTTTCCTGAACCCGCGCCATAGCTTCCTCGAGTGCTGGTAGACCCATGGTTTTTGCAAGTTCAGCGGTAACCAGTAAACCCTTGATTGTTTCGTACTCTTGAATAAGCCGCATTCGAATTACTTGTTCTGCCCAATCCCCAAACAGTTTATCCAACGCTTTGCTTGCAGCTGGGTTTTTGTTGTTTAACATGGTTTCGACTTTTTTGTTCTCTTGCTTTAACTTGGTGAAAAGTGCAATTTTTTCTTCGGTTCCCGGCCTTGCATCTGTAGCTACTTCTTGAAAACCTAACGGGAAGGGGACTACTTCGTGAGTGAGCTCTTTAACGTCGGATTCAAAATCACAGTAAATTTTGCTTAACTGTTCGGATACGTTGGGTAGCTCTACAGTTAGTTCTTCTAGCAGCACTTGGGTTTCCGACTCCATTTTTGTAACCATAGCCATATGGTACAAGAGCGAACCTGCCATACCTGGGTCGGCCAGTCTGCCGCCCATGAATCCATTGAAGATTTGGTTAACCAGTTTTTTTGAAGAATCAAAATCCTGTTGTTTTATAGCGACTTGGGCTTGGCTGAGTTTTTGTTGGCGACTAAGTAAGAGTTGTGCCCATTTATGGCAGTGTCTAGAATCGAATTTTGTTAATCCATCCACATCCTTAAGGTGCTATGATTCATTGATACGTACCTCGCCATCCACGCGTGTTTCTTCATCTCTAATTTAAAATTTATAAAGTAACTGTACAAAGTAAAGCTATTTAAGTCTAAGCTAACAGAAGGTAAAGCAAGTAACCGAAGGGGAACAATTATGGTTTAAGCATAGCAGATGTAACGAATTATTGATGGAACTAACGCCTTCGTCCTTAAGGTTTTCTCCAAAACAAGTAAACCTTTGTCTGGAGTAGCATACCACTGAGTTTAATCAATTTCATAATTTTGTGAACATCAGCATTTTTAATACTTTTTATGTAGTCTAATGTTTTTCCAAAAGGCTGGTGTCGACTGGCTACAAACTCTTTTTTGAAACGCGGATGCTTATTCTTGATAAATGCTTCTTTGAGTTGGCTTATTTGTTTAGGACTTAAGCTCTGAAGTTTTCCTTGAACATATCGTTCACTGCCTAAGAGTTGCAAATCGAACCCCAGCTCTAAAAGCACTTTGGAGACTGCTGAAACGCTTTCCACCGACTGCTGCTCAACAATTTTTTGCATGCCTGCTTTCTCAGCGAAGGGCGAATACTTTGCCATTACTGCAATCATTTCTATATACGGTGTGCCGACTAAAGGCATTGTTTCATGAATTAGTTTTTCGCCTAAGCCTATCGTTCTGTATTTTGGGTGGATTACGATCCGGTTAATTATACTTAGTTGTTTGTTCATTTCTTGAATTGTCATTCTTGGGAGTACTAAGCGTCTTCCATAGCAGGTTGGTGGTGGGTAACTGTAGACTATGATGCCACAGAGCTCGTCACCTCTTACCATGCGGAAGATTTTTCGAGGCGGCGCAATCCCGTGCCCTCGGTAATGAAAACTGCTTAGTTTTTGCCAGTCGTTTTTTGTGCCTTCTTCTATCTTCATTTCTTTGGTTAAGCTGCATTCGCTTGCTGGTTCGTTTGGGGAGTAGTTGATTTGGATTTCTTCTCCAAACCGCTTACGCACTAAGACGCTTGGTTTTAGGTCCTCTTGTAGGTCGCTGTGGGTTGTGGCTGCTATGACTGCTTTGCCGTTTTGGCGTGCGATTTTTTGTAGGTTGTAGGCGATGATTTTAGCGGTGTCTCGGTCTAGGCACGCTGCGAATTCGTCCATAAGCCACCATTGTTTGCCGCTTTCCATTAGCTTGGCAATTCTGTAACGATACTTCTGTCCATCACTAAGCTGATTATAGCTCCGCAAGAAAAGGAATGCATCATTCAAACCAACCTTGCTTAGCAGCTCTAAGCCTTCTTCAACGGTAGCGCCAACTGTTTCGATCAAGGGCTTATCGGGGTCAACTTCGACCTCGGATAGGTCAATGGCTTCATCGCCCAAGTCTGCCCTGATTGCCCGCAGCAACACGCTTTTGCCGCTACCACTATCCCCTGTAATGTAGACTACATCTTTAGGACCTATCTTGAGTTCTGCATCCAAAACCTTGAATCGCTGAGCTTCATCAATACCCAAGCCGAAAGCTTCAGCCACAACTAAGCTTCTGGGCGTGATCTTGGTGTGGGTTTCATAGCTGATGTTGAAAGTGAATTTGCCTTCTTCTCTGTTGTAGATTCTTCGGAACTGAGTTATGCGTAAAGGTTCATTTCTTCGTCTTGTCATTTTTTGGTCACCTTGGAATAACTGTTAAGAATGGTTCAGACTCCATCTGCACAGTCGCAAACACGGCTAATGCTATGCTCCAAAAAACATCGTCATGGGTGCCGTTTGGATGCGAGTAGCCTATGGCGCCGTCCTTGCGCAAATCATAACGCTCAACGTTTAGCTCAGTGCAGAGATCGCCTCTGTAGGGTCGCTCCCAGTTGAGAAGTGGATAGTAGAACTGCTTGTTCATCATGCGCTGCTTAAGCAGGCTGGCCATCTCGCTCTTTCGTGGCACGCTAAAGTTGACACCTTCAGCGTTCTCGATGCCAGCAGTTTCCATATCCGCAATGATTGATGGTCCTTCCCGTGTGAAGTCAACCCTGATTTTTTGGAAGCCACCCCACCTATCCTGCAATGCCTTAAGATACCCTAAAACCTGAGCGTACAGCGTCGGCTGCTGAAAAATCTTCAGATGCCTAAGAAACAGCCTATCATTTAGCCTTTCAACCACTGATAGAACACAGTAGTCGCGGGTTTGAGCTAAATCCAGCCCAGCGAAAAAGTCTCCTTCACATTCAGCTTCGGGGTTGTACTCTTGCAAGTCAGCGCCGCAATTTTTCACCGTGCCCACGCAGGCAACGATTAAGCTTTGAGCCAACCAAACATCCTCGTCTTCCGCCCATTCTGCCTCCATTTCCCGACGCCAACGGGCAGGATCATCGCCGAACTGACGCTTAATCTTCTCAATAATCACAGGCTTCAATGGACCATCAGGCTCCAAAGCCCTCTCCCACGAGAAATGTAACCGCCCAAAATCAGCGTAGTCCTTGTGATTGCACATCTTCCAAAACAGCGCGTCAGTATTGAAAGGCGTACTGCTAGCTGTTAGTTTTCCATTGGTTGTGCCTAACGTGAAGAGGATTGCGTCATAGAGGTCTTCATCGTTGGCAGTGAAGTTGACTTCATCCCACCAAATCCGGTGAAACGTATTTCCCCTGATTGTATCGGGGTTGTTAGGGAATGCCTCTATTATGCTGCCGTTTGGAAATGAGATTTTGGTTTTCTGCACATGTAAGCCTTGCTGTGGAAGGTTTCGGCAAAAGCTAGCTATGCGTCTAATGTTGAGTTTAGTTTGCCGCCAGCTAGGACCGACAAAGCCAATATTCAAGTCAGAGTTATTCCAAGCATCAGCAAGATGCAACGCCCCAATTCCAGTGCTTTTACCCGTTTGCCTTGGCCAGCGAACAGCGTTAAACTGAAACTTTTCATAAGACTGAATCAGGTCAAGCAGATACCAGTAGGGCTTAAGCTTGCAGTATTGCTCAAGAAACTTAACTGTATCCTTGGATACTTCGTTGACTTCCGCTACTTCTTCAGCCTGCTGTACGCTCGCATAGTCTTCCAGTGAGCCTCGGATTACGTGGTAGTCAGGCAGGTGCATCCGTCTTGGACTTCTTGTTCCTTGACTCGGCATATTTCTTCTCCAACTCAACCAATCGCTCTTCCAACTCGCAATAGTCAAAGTAGTCAGCGAAAATTTCCTTGTAGACTTTCACACCCGAAATGATGCTACGCAACCGTAGAACCTCAGCTTGATCGAGACCTGGCTGCTCAAGTTCCCTCAACGCAGCTGCAAGCTTCTTCAGCGCCTCTTCAACACTTGGCAGTTCCGAAGGTAACTGGAAAGAAGAAGACAATCGTCTGCTGTGCGCTTTGTCTTCTTCTCTTTTCAAGCCTAAATCGTAAATCTTATTGAGAACAGCATCGCGGGTTTTGACCATGGCTTTTGCTATCTGGTCAACGTTTTTTCCCTCGCCAAAGAGGTCTCTGAGTTGCCGCTCTTCGTTAATGTCCCATGGCTTGCCTTTGGTCATGTTTTCTGCCCCACAAACAAACCAATCACGGTACCGCTTAGTCCAGTGATGGAAGCGAAAATCTCAGCGTTCCAAGTGTGCAAAATGACTAAGTGCGCAAGCTCAAGAGCCGACATAAACGCAGTCATGCCTATGGCGAATTTGACGCCCAATACCAGCTTAGCAGGGGGTTCTTCAACGATATACCGCCCTCGCTCAAAGCGTCTGTGAGTTAAGGTGCGTTTAATAGGGTCTGCCATCGATGCTTAGCCTCCGCTGCGCAAGGGCTCTTCGAAACGTTCTTGGGCGATTCATGGAGCGATGCCCGCCCATCATAAAACTGTTAACAAGCCTGCTAGCCGAATCGGTTGGAATATGCTCTTTAACCAAAACTGTTACGCCGAGTGCCCAACCGATGGGTATGGCGGTGTAGTCTAAATCGAACAGGCCATCGGCATAGCGAAAACTATTCTGGGCAATCACAATATGCTTAACGCGGTCGCCGATTAGACCGACAAATATGCCCCAACTTTTCACTGGGACATCTATGGTCATGCCTGAGCCGCTGCTTTTACCGACCGATGCATCGCACCAGTCAACAGCGATTAAGTCACCGGGTTTAATGTTTTCAAAGAGTTTCAGAATCTGTTTACTCATTTTTGAGGTCACCGTCTTGCCTTGTAATTGCTTAGGGCATCCGTCCTAGCTCTCAAGGCATAAATCCAGTCAGCCATCAGCTGCTTCTGATAACCAAGATTAAGAGAAACGTCAAGAGTGTTGCTTTCTGCCAGAAGGTGATAGTCTACGCTTTTGACAAGGAAGCTCACAGAGGCGATGCTTTCGTTTGGCAGAGTTACCGAAATCATATCGCCCGGCAGAATGGGCGAGGTACCATAATCGATTAGGGTGCTTTTTACGACCAGCGAGGTTTTGGCCTGTTTCTTGTAAGCCAGTATCGATTTGGCTCTAAGCATGCATTCGTTGTCGCTGTAGAGGTCCTCGACGATGTCAACATACTGGCGCTCGCCATAACTGGCAATGCTTGCGGCATCAGTTTGCATATTGCTATACCTTGCACCGGTGAAGTAGAGTTGGCCATGCCACACTTGACCGCTGACTCCAGGAGTAACCAGATACGCCGTAACGGTTACAGTGCGAATGTTCTCCCAGTCAAAGTCACTAGGAGCCGCCCAATCCGTTGCATGATCGACGCCAACATCAAGTTGAAACGTCGACCAATCGTTACTTGCAGAAATGCTGTTAACGGTTGAGAGGTTACGCCCACAAACCCGTGATGAAGAATCGTGCAGAATGACCAAGAAGCCATCGGACTTGACAAGGTCATCCCTAAGCAGTGCCAAGAACAGCTTAGGGTACATGTTGCCGTTTACGGTTGCAGTGAAATAGAAGATGCTAACGGCGTTGTAGGCGGCGCCCGTGGTGTTCTTGACGCTTGAGGCAGCAGAACCGTACACTTTGGCGGCGTCCAAGGAGAGGGAGCCGCCGTATCCTGTCCAGTAACCACTAGCTGGGTTGAGGCTCTCGACCGTTTCGTCAACGTCTATGGGTGTGCTTTTGGTGGCAGCACCATAAATGGTAACTTTGTTCCTAACTGAGAGGATATCCGATTCCGTTTCTGCCTCTTCAATGCGTTCCGTTAAGTTGACGGAACTTGTTTTGGCACCTCTATGGAAGAATTCAAAGCGGCCATCTGGGGCAACCCTGAAATCATATCCGATGGCACCTGCTTTGTCGCTGTCCTGAGCGATTTGTTTGAGGATTTCCCAAGCCTGCTTATTCTCATAATCTAGGCGAGTAAAGGTTGTATCAGTGTTTTCAACCAATTCAACCCCGCTTCTTACATGCGGAAGACCTGAATGATAATCGAGAAGATGCTTAACAATTTCCTCGCCTTTCATGAGGGCGTAGCCTTCGGTGACGTATTCTCGGAACAAACGCTCTCCCCAATCACGACCAGAAACAGTAACATAATGCTCAACGGGGTTAGACTGGAACTTCATGTTCTCGTTTCGCGTAGTGATGAGCTGGGGACAGTTTGCGCCGCGACCCATCATGATATAGCCGTCTTCGCCTAGGGCGACGGGAGAGCCATTGGGGCTGTATTTGCCGTTCCAGTTTTGGAGGCGGTAGGCGAAGCTGCTGACTTCTTCGGTGCCGCCTAAGTGTACGGCTAGCTCTTGGATGTCGGCTTGGTTGATTGGACCGCCTGTTACTCCGGAGTAGAGAGTGATGGATGGAGATGCTGGTTCGCTCATGTGTCCTCGACTCCTTGACGATAGATCGCCATGTCGCCAGATCGCACGATGCCCCGTGTAGCGGTAGTGGTTTGGTTAGCTGTGGAGTTGAAGTTCTGCATGCTTGACGTGGCTGTATTCATGCTGTTGGCAAAGCTGTACATTGCGACTGCGGCAGCCGCTATAACAGCGATACCTACACCTGTTAAAGCCAAGAAGGTTCCGTAACTGATGTTTAGGGCGTTCTGTGCAGCTGTGGCAACCCAACAAGCGGCAGAATACACTTTTTGGGCAACAGCCACACCCACGCTGGTAGTCATAAAGGTGCCCATGACTGAGACAACCATCATGGCGCTGTTGAACACCTTAGTTTGGGAGTCATTGAGCAATCCAAACTGGTTGGCGATGTAGCCGATAGCCATGCCCGAAGCGCCGATGCCAGCTATGGCAGCGCCTAAACTCTTAATGCGGGCGCTCAAAGCTTCAGCGTCAGTTTTAATTCTGCCAAACTCGTTGCTGGCACGATTCACCGCCCGAATAGTTACGGCAATTTCTCTAAAACTCATAGTCCAGCCTCCGCTTTAGCTTGCTCAATCGCTGATGTGACTATTGTTTCCAGTTGGGGAAGGTGCTGTTCAATAGCTGGAAAAAGGTATGGATGCGCCTGCATGTACTTAGTGCCCAACTCAACAAACAATGCATAAGTGGCGTCTGCGCCGATCTCGGCTACCCATTCCTGAATCTTCGCATAAATGGTACTTCGGAGGTAGCCCGTGCGTACTGGAACTTGGCGCATGGCTTCGGCTTTGACGTCGGCAGCCCAGCTAACCAAGAAACTGTGAACCTTACGCTGCATGCCCAAATCTAACTTTTGCATAGCTACCTTGAATTCTTCTACGCCGTCGATGTCACAGGTTACTTCTAGTGCCGTTTTGCTTCACGCTCCGCTTTCCGTTTTTCTTCTTCAGCGATTTCATCCATTATGTTCAAGATGTGGCAGAACTCCTGCACTGTTCGGGCTGGCTGTTTTGCAAGCTCTGTGGGTGTCCAGCCGAAGGTTTGGCATAGCCGAAACTCGACAAGAGAGCTGTGCGGTTTTCCTCGTCTAACTGCTCTAGTAAAAAACGCAGGTCCTCCCGTGACATGCCATTAAGCTTGTTGACTACCTTAGAGAAAAGCTCCCCAAGTTCGATAGGAACACCGTCTTCTTCGGATAGGAGCTTCTCAAGGGTTATTGGGTGGCTCTGGGGCTGACCATGCATGCTTGCCATGATGGTTTCGGCTTGTATTGCTATGAAATCACTGCTTTCCACGTCGCCAGATAGCTTGTTATATCGAGTGTACTTTTGGATGATGCGGTTTCTTTTCGCCCAAGTTATCTCGGCAAAGGTGTATTTGCCCTGGTAGTCGTCTCCGAACCTACTATTGACTTCTATGGTTTCTTGCTTCATTGTTGTGTTCTCTCCAAAACTTTTAGGCGCTCATCGATTGCCGTCTCTAAATCGGCTAGAAAAATCTCCTGTAAATTCGCTGGAAGCTCGCTTATGCGCTTGCTAAAACGGTTCATCAGAGCAATCGTTTGGACATAGATTTTGGTTTGTTCTTTCATCAAGTTTCCTCCTACATGATTGTTAACGGTCCTCTAGCCGTGAACGGAACCTTAGCGTAGATTAGGTCCTCGGATTTGCCGCTTAAGGAGAAATCATCCCATTTAGTGTGCTCTACGGTAACTTTGTTGGCACCACCTAACCCGAATTCTAAGCCTGACTGCTCGATGTCGGCTAGAATGTCGTCGGCTTCTTGTTTGCTCTCAAACTCAAAATTGAGTTCCCCAGTTAGCAGCCGTTTGCCCCAAGTGAGATACTTGGCCAAATACCCGTTGACTGACCTTATGACTGGGACAGGTTTGCAACTGTTGTCTATTTGCAGTTTCCAAGAAGTGACCCGCTCGCAAGTTATACCGCCGATTTTGACATAGCATTCGCTTCCAGAAACAGCGCCAGCATAATCAGTGTATGACGCGCCTGCAATTTTGGCTGTGCCCACTTCGACGTCTTGGGCTGGAAATTCTGCTTCACATTCCAAGATGCCGTCTATGTCGCATGTTAGTGAGGCTTTGTCGAAGCGGGCGCCCTTGTAGAGCAGGCTTATGATGTCGGTTGCTGTGGCGAAAATGTCTTTATAGTAGAGCACTTGCAGGGAAAGGCTGACGTTGAGTTCTTGCTTGACGTACTGGAGAAAATTGATGGGTGCATCCGATGGGATTGGGTACTTTATTTTTAGAAGCGGCTGTCTTAATCCACGCTTCAGTGAGACCACATCAATTGAGCCAGTGCCAGGTACTCGGATGTTGTTTGGGTTAATGTCGGGGTCTATATTGCTGCAGGAGTGCCCAAGCATCACTGGGCTAGCTGGAACTACGCCGAAGGTGCCCTCGGTAACGTAGTAGAATTTTTCTTGGTCTGAGTGATAGGTGTCAACCATGTTTTTTCACCTTGACTATGAGATGGCAACTGACTCGAAGAGCCAGGCCACAATGACGATTTCTTCTTTGTAGAGGAACGGTTTGACGTCAACTACATCGACGTCTCGGTAACTGTGCACGTCGCAGAACGCTATGCCCCTAACGTCAACGGTTGCCTGCAAAAAGTCGCAGTACAAAACGGCAGGCGAAACGCCATCGCTGGGGTTGGTTGTCTGTGCCATCAGGTACAGGAAGCCGTCGTCGTTGACGTAGTTCGTGAGGTTTGACGTTAGAGTGGTAGTCAGGGTTTCGTCTGTTCCCAAAACGCCACTTTGTGCATTGCTCCAAGTGCCCGCTATGTTATCCCATACTTTTAGGGTAACGCCGTTTCCCACTGGAGCAAGCCCAAAACCTTCAAACGCCAAAATTACACGCTTTAAACACTGCTTTCTGGGTTCATTACGGCTCTCTCCAGCTTTAACGCCTATTTTGAAGCGGAAAAGCATAAACGCAAACTCTCCGACGCCAACTGCGCTTTTAGAGCTTCTGAGGTCGTCGCTTCCCCAAAGATTGGCGTATTCAGGATTTGACAGTTCAGTCCAGACAGCGTTAGATGGTTCAGGTTCGGTTGTGGCTACTGCGTCATACGCCTTATGGGTTGCAGATGTTGAGTCGATTGGGTAAAAGTTGTAGATTGTCCTGTAGGGCAGGTTACGGTTTTCGGGAATAATTAAAAGCAGCTGTTCAAGCACTTTGTCTCGCATGACTCTACCGACGTCAGCGCTTGGAATTGGCTTGTCAACTGCGATCACGGTTGCCCGTAAGGAGTAGATTCGCCTTCTTAGTTTGCCGTCTAAGGTGTGCTTCTGCGCTTGACAAGGCTCAGAGGTTTTAGAGACGGTGATTTGGGCGTCGTAATCTTTGAGCAGTTCCCGGTCATAATTCGCCTGAGAGCAAAGGATACGGGCTAAGCCTCCGTCATCTTTGATAACCCTTAGCCGAGACTCGATTAGTCTCAGAACTGTTATGACGAGGTTCTCAGCTTCGCTCAAGTTGCAATTAGCCTCCGTGCTACGCTTTTGAAGTAAAACCACTGATTCGAAAACGTGAAGGGCGTTACCGTCTGGACTTCGTAGGCTTCGCCTTGACGCCTAATCTTGTCGTGAACCCTTACTGGAAGGAACGTGTAGAACGCCAAGTAGTCGTTTAGGTAGTAACCCGCTTCCAACATCACCTGCTCTGCTTTGAGCGGAGAAACAACGGCTAGCAAATCCAGCGCTTCACCATAGGTTACAGTTGCGGCGGCTTCTCGAACAGGACAAAGCGTTACTGTTTCGCCCTTGCTCTTCAGAATTTTTGTAAACTGGGTTACTGGCTCCTCGTAGTGTAGGAAAAGTTCGGCTAGCCAGCAAACCGTGACCATGGCTTGCTTGTTTTCCACATAGCTATAGTCTGCGTGTTTGGCGCCCCAAAACATGAATTCCGAGGCATGTTTGCTGATGACTTCTACGCTTAGCTTTAGGCTTGGCTTGTCATGGTTTTGGCGAATACTCCAAAGGATCCCGCTCGTGACGGCATCGTAGTAGTCGCATGCGCTGAATCTGCTGATAACATCTATGTAGCCAGCCCAACACACTGCAGGGTCATAAGCTGGGTACTTTGCGCTAGCTCGAATGTTGTTTAATGAGTTGTAGACTTTTTGGCAACTGACACTCCAGCCCTCAACCGCATACAAACCTAATAGAGCATATGCGAATGGGTCATCGTAAACCTCATTTTCCGTTAAGCCCACTCGGTGCCATTTGCCGTCCGAAGGGTCAAAGTCTAACCAAAGGTTCTCAAAACCTGCTCTCAGGAACCTAATTGCTTTGCTAATGATGCTGTTGTAGACCGCAAAGTTGGGAATGTCGTACTTTTCAGCTATCATCTTTAAGCCAATAAGCCCATAGAGGCATTCAACATCCAGTTGCAGAAGCCACGCATCCCCAATCGTCACGGCTCTAGCGAAGCCGCCATAAGATTGCTGGTCCTGCATGGTTTTAAGAAAAGTTCCCCCAGCTAGCTTAGCCGCGCCCAAATAATGGGCATCGTCGGTGAGTTCGTAGGCTCTTAGAAGTGAGGGTGTGACTCTGCAGGCGTCTACACTGTAATAGTAGGTGCTGTCCTCTGCGCTTTTGAATCCGCCATAGGCTTTACGGGCTGGGTCAAGGCACTGCTGGGTTATAACCCAATCGGCTAAGCTCACGATTTTAGCGTAGATATCGGCTTTTCTGTTCTCGAATTGCGGGGCAGAATAGGCTTCACAGAGAAAGTCTATGGCGAAGCTAGCCGCTAAAACGCCTTTGCCAAAAGCTGGGTCAGGTGTGCTAGGTGGAATAACGTAAACATAAGGCGCATAGTCCATGACAAATTGATAATATGCTTCAGGAACGGTTCCCATGGCTTAAGCGCTCCCCACATAAATTTCTTTGAGACCGGCAAGAACACGCTCAAACTCTGTCTGCAAAACCGTTAAGCTCGGCAAGGCTGAATTGGCGCTGGTGAGGTCTCCGATGCTGAAGTTTAAGCCGATTGCTGAGCCACCCGTCAAATAGCAGACTGCATAGATGGCAGCCAAGAGCGTTATGGCTTCTTTTTGGGCGTCGGTGCAGTTTTGGTAGTCGATATCAGCGGAGAGTTCAAGCTCTAAAGTGACATCTGCACGCTTGATCATCTTTAGAACTTTAGCATCAGAAACATCCGAATCCTTCAGGTTAAGGACGTCTCTGATGTCTTCCGCTGATACGCTACCCATCTTTTTATGCAGCTCCTGTGCTTTCTTGTGGTTTGCCGCCCATCAGCTCTTTGATGCCTGCGATTATTCCGCCCACCATTGAACTGCCCAAGATGCCGAGTTCGACGTTTCCAACTGGATAGCCGAGCCCCATCCAAGTAGCCAGTGGCGGCAGAACGAAAGCGGCAAACATCAAAAGCGCCTGCTGCTTGTCTGACAACTTCATTATTTCTTTACCTCCTTACTTTGAACCCCCGCTTCAGGCTGGGTATCCCAGAGTTCCCAGCCGAACTTGACTGCGTTCTTGCGGAACTCTTCCGCTCTAACCAGCCCAAGCTCAGCCGCCTTGATTAGATCGGCGGGCACTAGCTCAGGTGTTTCGGGACTGCCAAAATTCAACCTAACCTTCGCCTTAGAAGCGTCTAACCCTGCCTGGGTGACGATGACAGCGAAGATTTCTTTCTCAACTTGGCGCTTGATGTAGCGTTGAACGGGTTTTATGAGCATGTCCTGTAAATCCAGCGCCGCCCTTGCCGACGCTTCAGTGAAGCCAGGAGTGCTAAAAAGCCGTGGCAGAGGCGTCTCGCAGCCCAAATAAAATTGGTTGACCATGTGGTCGATGTAATACTCAAAACGAGCTCTCGGGTCAATAGAAACTGGATAGACGCCGACGGATTTTGCGCCGCTGAAAAGCCATTGCCCCTCTTCAGGACGGTTCTTGATTGCGCTCTCGTACTTCTTGATAGTGTCCTCTTTTTGTCCTTCCAGTTGCACAACGACGTCTGGTCCAGCGTACTTTTTGAAGATGTTTGGCAGAATCTTTTCTATCTTGGCTTTCATCCAAGCATACGAGGGGCGCTTATCAGTGTCAATCGTCAGAGTGTGCAAAAGCACCTGTAGCAAGCCGACGCCAAATCCAGATGGAACGTCGCCATTGAGACGCCAGTGAATGACAGCTTCGGGCTTTAGCTCGTTTCCAGCGTTGCCGCTGTATGTGCTTTGGAGTTGGTAGCCTGTGACTTTGTAGGGAATTTTCAGGTTAGGAACAGAACTCAATCCTATGCGCTGAACCGAGTCAATCGGCATACGCAGCGTATCGGCTAGCCGTTCTGGTGTAAGTTTGAGCCAGAAATCGTTGCCACAGGCAATCAGTGGCTTAGCCATGTCGTTTAGAAGCCCGTCGAGGTTGATGTCTTCACAGAACCTGTCCACCGATGCTTTAGCTTCAGCTGCCTTCTCGTATTTCTCGTCAACTGTGGTGTAGAAGCCCATACCAACGGTAGAAGCTGATAAGAGGTCTACGCTGCTCTTGCAGGTTGGGTCACGGTCGTAAAGCTTCATAACATCGGCTAGCGGGATGCATGTTGTGTCAAAGAACACTCTGTCCTTTGGCGAAGCCACGCCAGAAGCAGGCGCATAGGAAAGCACTTCACGGATTTTCCTTAAGACACTACTCATACGGATTACCTCGAACGGTTTTTTGTTCCCGAAAAATGGGGAAAAGAAATTGTTGATGGAGCAGCTTAGGTCATGGTCTGCTTAACGTTAGTCATTCGGGCAATAGCTTTGGACCGAAGGATGCCAGCGCCAAACCGTGTGGTTCCACGAACGCCGTAGGTGCCAGTTTTTACTTCTTCCCAATCTTCCACAGTGACGTCTCGGCGCAGAAGCATCACTGAAGCAACTCGGGTGTCAATCGTATACATCGTTCCATTTGGCACAAGAGTGCTTGATTGCACCGTCATGCCAAGTACGCTACCGATAGCGCCCTGCACAACGTCGGTTTCACTACTTGGCAGGTACACGGATTTCACGAATTTGTCATCGTTGAGAAGTTGGTGCAGTTGCATCTCGTTAACAGCTAGCACAGTGGGACGCCAATGTTCCCTTTTGACAGCCTCATGCAGACTAAGCAGTGAAGTCCAGCTTGCAACAGTGCCGCCGCCAGCCAATTCTGCCCCAGTAGCCAAATCGCCCGCTTGAACTGCAGCATACAAGCCAATAATTGCCTCTGTTTCATGTTGACCAAGCGCCATGCCAATGTTGTCTACAGCTTTAGTCATGACGTTCCAAGTGGCGTCTTCTAGGTACTCTCTGGTCCATTGGTCGGATGCTTCTGCTAATTGGTTTGTGTAGATGTCAACGGTGGTTGGTTTTTTGGCGCTGATTCTTGTGACTGCGCCTTCAGCGTAACGGTAGCCTACTGCTCCAGCGTCGATTGGGAAGCGTTCCATCGCTTCGTTTGTGGGCATAACGGTGATGATGTTTCTACCGATCAATTCAGGCCAAGCGGCATCGACCATGGTGTCGTGCATTCTGCCCAAGGCGCTTACCATGTCGCTGAAAAAGTTCTCTTTAACGCCCATCTGTACATAGCGTTTAAGGAATGGGTGCTCGGCTTTCTGCTTTAGTTTCTCGTAGAGTTCTCGCTGCTCGCTTGGCTTAGTCATTAGTGTTTCGAAGAGTCGTGGTTTCAATGCTGTCACTTCTCCACTTCGATGAAGATTAGGTCGCCGTCGGCGGTTGCTGATTCTAGTGCGGTTGCGAGTTTGCGGTTGTAGAATATGGTGTAGGTTGCTGCTCCGGCTTCGTTGACGGGTTGGTCTACTAGCTGTGTTACTTTGTTGCCGCCTGCACTGCATACGCCGTATCCACGGGTGATGACGCCATTCGCTGTGACTTTGATTCTGCCCTTTGTTAGTATAGAGCACATGTCGCCAATTGCAACAGTTTTTGTCGCTACGCCTATTGCCATGTCTCCGCCTGGGCTAGGTGACACTTTGTCGTCTGAGCTTAGGTAGACGGGTGAGCCTTTGGTTATGGCGGCTTCAGCTTCAAAGGATTCTATGACAGCGTCGGGGTCGTCGGTTTCTCCAACAGCCATCCAGCTTTTGCCAGTTTTATCAGCCATAAAAAGTCAAATCGATTCTTCTTGAATTTCCCAAAGTTCGTCCTTTGGTACTCTTCCTCATAGAAATGAGCGTAAACACAGCTAGCTGCCTCCAGCTTTCTGCTCTAGCTGTTGAACTGCTCTTCGCAGTTCTTGACACATGCGTTGAGGTCCAAGACCCCAACTTCGCTGAACCATAGTTGAGGGTAAAACGGCTTCAACCATTTTGGCGGCTTCACAAACCGCTATCATCTTGGGCGGATTCTTCAGCAAACCACCACCCGGGACTTGTTTGCGTAGGTCCTCAATGGTTTTTTGTGCTTCGGATAATTTGCCTTCATTTTGGGAGAGCTTTTCTTTAAGCTGCTTATCTTCCAGTTTTTCTAAAACTTGTACATTGGTTTCGGGAATACCTGGAACTGCCACTAGGCTTAACTCGGCATTATGCAGTCCGTGTGGAACTTTGCCATCTACAATATCGACGGCTTCATAGTCTGCACCAACGCTGACGTGCTGGATTAGGCCTTTACGGATTTTCTCAGCCGTTGACTCATCGTAGATTTCCGCTTCATACCAGAGGTTGTGTCCATCCCAATCGGTTTTTATTACTTTTCCAGCAGCATTAGGAACAGCGACATGTTCGATGTAAACGGGTGCATTTGTCAGCTTGCTTGTGAAGGCTTGCAGTTCTTCGGCGGTGTAGATGTTGTGGTTTCGGCTCATGCCCGAGCACATGGCTACGCCCCGAATACGCAGGGGTTTATCTGACATAGCCTCAAGAACCTTGAAGGGCAAGAGCGAAGCTACATGCTCCCTAACCCGCTTACAATCCTTACAGCCAACGCCATCCTGAGACAT